CGCCTGATGCGAAAAGTTTATACCCTGCACCTGCCATAATAAAATCCTTTTTTCTACTTTTATAAGGTTATATATATTTATATTTGTGTAAATTTTCTTGTTATAGTTGTGTTTTTCCGATTTTGCAGATCTCGCTATTTTTCCTGGATTTTAGTGTTTTTAGTACCCTAATTTAGCATCATCGAGCTTACCAAACAATGAACTGTCTAAAATCATAAATTGTGCGTCAGAACTGTCAGAAGTTAGAAAAATAACCTTTTGTGAGGTAGGTGTTATTGTCCATTGAACACCATCTATAATAGAAAATCTTGACACCTGGGTTGACGTACCGACAGGTGTGATCTCAACTTTAACTGTATCGATACACTCTAAGTCCAGGACACTATTTTGCTGTGATGTTGATAAATTGTCCAGGTCAACCTCTACATCTGAAAATCTAGGATCAACCTCTGCAAATTTAGCCAAAATGTGGTTTGCTATATCAGCAACGTTTGCATCTGTACTGTTGTAAAGATCTTGTCTTGAAAATGTACGTATAAGATATTTACTTTGTGATGCAGGATCGGATGCAGTCTGTTCTGATCCGCCCTCTCTTTTTAGACGTACATTATTAAATAAAAAGTCATTACCTAATATCTGATCCATGCGGTTATATGGTAAATCAGATCCATCATCAGAAAATGTTGCACTAATAGTAGATGGATATGTGCTGTGTCTTTGTTTAAATATAAAATCACCATTTTTTGCAATAAATACTGCACCCTGTTCTGAAAACTCTGCGGTCTGTATTGCACCTAAAGTATTTTCAGATAATGTCTGTGATGCCATTGTGCTGTTACCTGTCTCAATACTTCTGTCAGGTGCAAATGCAACAGATGCGTTGTCAAGTATTGATGTTATAAATGCACCTGTATTTGCACTAGATATAGATGCTGAGTTTAATTGTGTATTTGCTAATTTCATAAATGCGTCAGCACATGTCACCTGTACTGTACTGTCTGCACTATTTGGATAATTAACTAACCATGTATTAACAAACCCTGTAAATATATCATAGTAATTAGATCCACCATCAGTAGTAGCATCTATGACTACTGCCATAAGTGGCTCAATACCACCAAAATATGCACCACTAGCATTAGTTGGATCAAAACCTGCGTCAAGATTATCAAGTAATATTGTTGCTGTACCTGTTGTAAATGCGTCCAGGTCTCTTGATCTACCTCTACTTGTAGAGACTGATAATGTCTTGTTTGTAACATCTGTTAAAACATTTACACCTGCAAGTTTGTTGGAGTTTAATTTACCTCTAATTAGATCATCGAGCTCTAAAACATCCTGGTTAAAACCAATCCGCACTCGTATGGATGGCAATGACATTATTAAAGTGGTACGACTCTAAATGATTGAGTTGCCCTACGAGCTGTGATATTTACTTTGCCCTGGGATTGCTCAACTGCTTGTAATACTTTTTCTACTTCTTTACCAACTGCAACAGGATCGGTCAATGGTGGTGCGGTAACTGTCACATTATTATTTACAGTTGTTGTTGTTATTGGCACATCTGTTGGAAAATTATCCATTGCACTTGATGTAGATAATGCACTATTTCCAAATCCACTTAATGCACTAGCTGTGTCAGGTACAGATACTCCTGCCATTGATCCTGCCAATTCTCTTGCCATATCAATTTCATCTAAACTTAAGCCACCACCGCTACTGACAAAATCTTTTTCACCTAACATTGACAATTGTGGCATTTGTACATCTACACCTAATTTTTTGAAAAAACCCTGGATCTTGCTAGAGAAATTATTTAACTTACTAAAAAAATTATTTATTTTTCTAATAACTTTGTTAATCATATCCTCAAATGCCTGGGGTAATCTTTGAAATGTAGGTATAACTGTCTCAAGAATAAAATCGCTAAGCCTTAAAAATACAGGTTGTAATTTCTGTAATATAAACGTCACTACTGCCATTATTGGTGGTAGTAGTGCACTAATAAGTTTTCCAATAGCACTTAAAAATGGTGCGAGAGCTTTTATTGCATTTGTTAATGATGGATTAAGACTTTGTACCATATTCATTAACACAGGTAACATTTGCTCTGCCACAGGCAGTAACTCATTACCTAATGTTACTTTTAGATCCTTTAACTGTGCCTGGGCTTTCCTGGACTTGTTAGCAAAACTGTCTTGTGTTCTGTTTAAGTCGCCCTGCTGTACAGTTGTTTTTTTCAGTAATACTTGATACGTTGCCAGGGCTTTATCTTGTTTTGTTAATTGACTTGCTTGGCTTTTACCTGTCATCTCAAATGCTTTAGTTTGTACCTCAGCTTGAGAAATGGCAATACCATAAGTTTTTAGCGATTCATTTTCTCCTAACATCGCTTTTGTCATTGCCTCTAATACAGCTTGTGCACCGCCCTGTGCGTTAGAAAAAGATGCAACGTCACCTGCGAGAGTTGCTAATTTAGTTGAGAGATCAACAGATGCCTCTCCTGTAAAATCAATACCCTGTAATACTGCACCTGACGTACCTAATAATTGTTGTAGTTCATGTTCTGCAAATCCTGCTTTATGTGCAAACTCCTCAACAAAGGCAGATGCTTTTGGTAGTGCATCAGCAAACGTAACATCAAACATTGATTGTGCCTCACCTGCATCAGTTGCAAGATTGACCATATCTTTACCCAATGTAAGTGCAACAGCAGACATACCTGCAAAAACACCTGCGACACCTTTACCAATTGACTTGGCAACACCACCAAATTTTTTTAATCTTTTTTGACCTTTAGTAATGTTGTCAACAAAATTTTTAGTGTCAGCTAAAATACTTATTTTAAACTTATCTGCACCCATTATTTTTTCCTATTCTTAAAACTTTGTACCAACTCCTGGTGTAAAAATTCTCCATGCATTTCAATAACAGTCTCTCTCATATCCTCAACTGCTTTCTCAATTGCATAACCTCTTTTGCCATACGTTGACCAATTAGGATTGTCACCTGCTGAATATTGGTTGCCAATCCATCTTTTACCGACTCTATTTTTCATGTTTTTCTGATCCATCCAAAAAACTGTACCTGCTCTTTTTGCATTTGGAGGATATGGCACATGCCAATTTTTAGATCCATAGTTTGCCAGGTTTAAAGTCGGATGTCTGTCAGTTGCTTGTTTTTTCCAGGAGATTGTTGCACTCGTTCTAGTTGCTTGTGATGTAACACCTTTAGCACTTTTACGTGCAAGAGGCACAGGTTGTTTTGCAACATTTTTACGTGCCTCGTCTCTTACTAATTTAGCAGTTTGCCTATTAGCCCTGGTCATGGCATTTTGCATATCTTTATCTGCATACTCTTTGAGTATTCTTTGTAATTCTCTACCCTCAGAGAAGTCGATCTCAAATTGTCTATTTTTTGACATAATATTTACTCTTTGTATTTCTCCTCTAATGCATTTACAACTGCGTCAAACATTGCCATTTCAAGTTGCAGAATCTCATTTGGTGAGACACTTAATGCCACCGATACCTGGGCAACTAACTTTAGGAAACTGCTTGAGCTTTTGGGTTATCACTTGATCCTGATAAATCTAAGTCCTCTACAAGACCAATCCACTTATCATAGGTGTCTGTAACACCATTAGATCTTTTTGCTGACAACCAGGCTAAATATAACAACCACTCGTATCTCTGCTCAACACTAAGTTGTGATACAGGTACATCAAATTTTCTCTCAAAATCGATGATGTCTTTTGGTGTAATTTTAACCTCTAATTTTGTACCATCTGCCATGGTAATGACCATGCCACCCATTATGATGTAGCTCTAGTAATAGCACCACTTGTTGGAAATGTAACACTAAGTGTCGCCAGGTCTCCAACTCCATTAGCTAATGGTGAGTATTCTGTTATCAAAACACTACCACTATATGATGGGTTTGTTGCTGAGACTGATCCACTTGTTGGTTTAACAACAAATGTAACGACTGTTCCTATAATTCCATTAAATGTCGCATCAATTTCACTTGATGCAAAATCGGCATTAAATTCGATGGCTAACGATCCATCCTTTAATCCCCCTGCTCTAGTCCTAAAACCTGTACTAGACATTGCTGTTGTATCTAACTCCTCAGATGTGATTGATAATGTCACAGACCTGACGTGATCTGATAGATCAACTGAGTTAATTACAAGCGAGGCATCTGTTAATGCAAATACACTCATATTTATATCCTTTTTTTAATATTTATACTTATACAATTAAATAACAATATTTAGGGTGTTTTTGATTCTTGTTATAGTAAATTACCAGGAAAAATAGCGAGATCTACTTTTTAGCAAATCCCAACATTTACCAGGGTTTTAAACACAGGACTCGTTCCTGAGACTGTTAAAACTACTCGATAATAGGTATCTGTAATTGCACCATCAGCAGTTTTATATTGTGCACCAATTGCTGTTGCACCTGTAAAAGTTATACGATCAGTTGGTGATGTAAAAGATGAATTATCATCAGATTGTATCTTTGCAGTTAATGTTGGTGTTGAAGTTCCTGCAACTGACCACACATGTATGTTTGCATATAATTTTTGTGCACTAGATACTGCACCTAATTGTTGTGATGCACCATTTGTAGTTGTTGTAATATTTGTGTCAAAATCGTTCATTTGTGTTGCACGTACAGGTTTGTCTGCACTTTGTGATGCTGAAATATTAAATGGTGCGAGATCTCCAACTGCACCTAACATTGTGTACTCAAACTGTGTTGCTTTAAAAAAGTATGATGCATTGCCAACACCACTATCAGGTAATGCAGTAATAATATGCTCAGCACCATTTGATGCACCTAATAATGCATCAGGTTTATTTGCACCTGCCTCATAATATCCATTGGCGGTAAATTGAGCATCTTGAAGTCCACCTGCTTTTGATCTAAATCCACCTGAGTTGATTGTTGTTGTATCTAACTCATCAGCAGAGATTGTAAGATTCATTGCAACTACATTATCAGATAGATCATATCCACCAATTGCCAATCGTCCATCAGTTAATGCAAATACACTCATGCGTCCTCGTATGCCTCATTTTTTTTAGTCTTAGGATCATCAGGTTTGTAATGTCCTTTTTTAGTTCTTGATCTTTTAACTTCTTTAATGTGTCCGCCATCAATAAGTGTTTGTGCTAGTACCTCGTTATCAATCTCAATAATTTCACCTTTATCTGCACCCATAATCTTATGATTGCCAATGACTTCAAATTTCATTTTATGCACTTCCTTTTGTGTAAACTGTTACAGACATTGTTGCACTTAGACAATCAATACCATTAACTGACATATTTTCTACACTACTTACATTAATAGCCCTGGCATTGGTATCACTAAGTCCTAGCCCTGGAGTTGCAAAGATTTTTGCTTTTATGCTTTCACTACCACTACCTGATATATAGCTTTCAAGTTTATCTACTGCTGTTCTTAGGTTTGATCTTTGTACAATTATTAAAAGATCAAAATTCATTTGATCTAAACCTCTTTGCATTGCTAGATCATAATCTGTGCCCTGGAAAGAAATAACACACGCAGGTGGATTTACAATATCCTCTAACTCGCTATATACACGTAAATTGCTTACGTTCTCTATTGTAGTTTGTAGCCCATCAGCTACCTGGTTAATAGTTGCCATTGCAATGCTCACTCCCATGTTTGCAATTACATATTTGGGTAAATGATCCATCAGCTTTAGCGTCAACTAGACACATTACTTACCGCCTGTACAACAACCGCTACCACAACACTCCATCATCCACCTACCTTAAATAATATCTCTCTAATGACTTCCTCAATGATCAATAGATTTTGATTAAATCCTGTTATGCTTTCCTGATAAGCTGACACCTGAGCTTTTAAGGTTGCTACTTCTTGTTGCATGTCATTTACTGTTTTAAATAACCAGGCAACTAAACCTGCTAAACCGCCCTGTAATATTTGATTAAGATTGACAGTTGCTTTCATGCTATACCGAACTGATCCCCTCTTTTATAAGGATCAATTAATTTTCTTACCATTGGGCTATTCCTGGTTGTTATTGAATAACCTGCCTCACTAATTCCTGCTATTCCGAAAGGTGCATTTTTTGCAAAATAATACTCTGATGCTAAAAGATAACATGCTTGTACTATTGCCTCAGGTGTACTTGCCCAACCCCATCTAGCTGATACCTGGACTCGTGCTCTTTCACCTGTTGTTGGGAAATCATCCTCAACCATTTTTATTTTGTAAAATGGTGATGTCTCTATACCACCAACAATGCCATCATAAGGTAATAACTCATAATCTGTACTCGCTACTGTCTTGTCATAAGTACCATTATCACCTGTGTCAAACTTTAAAATAAAACCTGTGGCAGTTGATATATCTTGAGTAAATAAAAATCTCCTGTTTACTGCTTTATAAACATGAGCAGATACACCGCCATCCTGGTAAAAACGTCTCCCACAATATGTGTCAATAGCTCTACTTGCTGATGTTATTGCAGATGATATAGCTATATCATCCTGACTGTCAGAAGTAGGTATATTGTTTAACGTCTTAAAATTATTGCTCGTAATATAATCAGACATTGTTGCTAATTTCTATTACTTAGTTTTTTTAGATGTTGTCTCAGCTTTGTTTTTCTTATCTGCTGTCTCGATCTTGTCAGCTTTACCACCTGCATCTACTAATGCTTTTTTAATTTCATCAATATATTTTTTTGGTCGTCCTTGCTGAATAGCAGACTTTAACTCGCTTTGATAACCATCTATCAAACTTTGATTTTTTTCTTTTGCCATAATATCTCCTGGTCTTATGTGCGACCTCGTAAAAGATCGCACATAAAAAATTAGGTATTAAAGAACACCTGCCATACCTGAGCCTGATAGCATACCAATTGATTTTGGTTGCTTACCTGCGCCAAATGCGACATAGTTAAATACAACTACTGTTATTTGTAGTGATTTAGGTGCTGTTGCCTCAAACCTCAATCTGAAAGGTGCGTTAGCACTTTCAAAAAATGGTAGGTCAGAAGTCTTAACAGCAAATGCGTTGTCCTCATTATTACCTGATCCTGCATCAGTTTGTATGTTTGCATCAGTAACAACAGGGATACCGAAAAGAGTACCGACTGCGTTATATCCGATTGATCCAATACCAACTGCGTTGGATGGGTTGTTACCCTGTGGTAATACAAATGGTCTGTTATTTGCATCTAATGATCCAATTAAATATGCCCATCTACGTGGATGCATAATGATAAGATCAGGACTTGCATAACGTGCAGAAGTAAAATCGCTAATAAGTTTTGCAAACTTGCTAACGTTTTCTGCACCTGTCGGACTTGCGTCTGTCCAGGTTGTTGATGTGATTCCTGTAATATTCTTTAACCCTTTAAGAGTTCCAGAACTTTCATCACCATTGATCATTGCATTATCGACTGCGGTGTAATAAGCACCCATGAGATCTGCCATTAAAACATCCTCTGTGCCTGTACCTCTGTCAATAGCTTGTTTTGATACATCTTGTGCACCTGCATAAGTTGTTACAGGAAATGTGTAGTCTGTGTCATCAATGTCTGTCTCTGATACTGCACCATTTTCAGATGATTGAGCACCGACTGCTGTTCCTGTTGTAACTCTGCTGATGTGCATTGTCATACCATCATCAGGTAATTGAAATTTAGGTAATGCATTATAAAATGGGCTACCAGCTTTCAAATTTTCTGCTGTTTGATCAACAAGATATTGAGGGATAACTAAACCTGCAAAATTAGAAGTAGATACGTCTCTTGATTCTAATTCTTGTTTTTGGGAGTAGTTAACTCTCTCTCTTGCCTCATAATCGCCATTAAATTCTGCATTGTATGCATCTGTTAAAAACGATCTTTTAGGATTATCGTAAACGCCCTGCTCTTTCATTTCTGTAACAGTAGGGGCAACTGTTTCCTCTTTTACATTTAGTAAGCCTCTTGATTCCTCAATTTTTGCATCTCTTTCAGCTAATTCATCAAGTTCTGCAATTCTTTCGTCAAGTGCTTTAATTTTTTGTGAACGAGTATCAAACTCTGCATTTTCATCGTCACTTAGTTCTGTTCTTTCCTCAGTCTCAACAGTTTTAAGTAATTCATCTAATTTAGAACGTTCCTCGTTTCTTTTTTCGATTAATTTTTCTAACATCTCTGTTTTTCTCCTATTTTTTAAATTTTTCCGATTTAGTAGATCTCGTAATTTTTATTACGTTATGCACTAAAGTTATTAAAAAAACTAAGTGAAATTAACAAGTGAACGTGTCGGCTTGTATTTCGGCTTATTTCTTTATATCAAGCATTTGCAGTTTTCTTTTTGCTAATGCAACTGTTTGTTGTTGCTTTTGTGGCAATAAGCTCTGCAATTGGTCGATTGTAGATAATAAAACGTCAGTATTTACCTGTCCATCGGATCGTGCCTCTGCCAGGGCTTTTTGCAGTCCTGGTATATCGACACCTCTGATTTTTGCTGTTGTAGCATCAGATGCAGGAGTAGTAACAATTGAGACATCATATAATTTTGCCTCTCTTATCACTCTCTCGTCACCCTGGTCATTGTAGTCATCTTTGATTGCTTGAAATGCAAACGACATCTCATTAAGATCGTTACGTTTCATTGCACTAGCTACCTCTGCAACTTTTGGGTTTGCAGGATCTAGTTTTGCCTCGACTCTTAGACCTTTTGCGTCCTCTGTTAAATCTAAAGTATTAGACTTAGTTCGAGCCAATGGTATGCCCTCGTGATTAACTAACAATTTTACGTCATCCTGTTCAGATAATGTTTTTCTAAATGCACCAGGTGCAACAGACTCTAAGTATGTGCCTCTGAGATCATTTACAGGATATTGATAATCAAAAACAGATGCATATCCTGCAAATGTAATTAAACCATCGCCATCATCTTTTTGCTCAACATCGCTTATTGACCATGTACGTAATTCAGTTTTACTATCCATATTATTAGATTTAACCACATTTTGATCAGGGTAAATTATTTC